CAGCGCCGGCGTCTACGAGGATGACGTCGCGACGGTCCTCGCTGCTCAGAGGCTGGACACTCCGCCGCGGCTTGTGTGCTCCGTTGCCGCTGGCATCAGAGAGTTCGCACGAGATGTTGAGGCGCCTGACGGGGTACTCGGCATCGGCCAGTGGGCGGCCGGTGCGCACGCCGAGGTGGATCTCGGGATAGACGAAACCGCCTTCCTCGCCGAGTGGGGGCGTCGCTTCGGCGCCGGGCCCGACTATCCGGCCGTCCAGGCCTACGCGGCGGGAGTGATCGCTACGGCCTCCGCGCGATCGGCGGGCTCCGTAGATGCAGGACGGCTCTGGCAGGAGCTGGTGACTCTAGACGTGCGAACCGTCTTCGGGCGCTTCCAGTTGAATCCGTCGACTGGCGAGCAGGTGGGCCACGAGGCTGTGCTGACGCGATGGAAGCGCGGGCGCCAGGTGGTCGTGCCCCAGACATGACGAAAGCGGCCCCGCCCTGGATGGGCGGGGCCGCGGCTATGGGTCTTTCTGACCGGCTTGGGACTCGAGCTGGCCGATTCGGATGGAGAGGCGCGCGATGAGGCGCTCTCGGGTTTCTTGATCCTGGCGCAGGGTCGCGTTGTCGCGGAGCGCTTTGTCGAGCTGGTCTTCGAGGGCAGCGATCGTACGCTGCTGGATGCTGGAATTCTGGTCGGCCATGCCCATCATCAGCGACTGCTGAGTCACGGGCGCGGCGGCCTGGGCGCGAGCCTCGGCCGAGGTTTTGCGCCTCTCCTCCCGGTACAGACCGACGGCCTGCTGCAGGAAAGTCAGCATTCCGACGCCGCCCATGGCGGACAGGACCGTGGTGAGGTCCACGCGGCGCCTCCTAGCCGCCGGGGTCGAGCGGGGGAAGTGTGCGCCGCTCCGCGCGGATGATCCAGGTGCGGACGGCGCAGGCGAGGGACCAGCCGATGATGATGGGTCCAGCGGCGAGGCCGGCTCGACCGATGGAGATGATGGCGATGGCGTACATGCCGGCAGTAGTGGCGAACAGGGTCATCCCCATCTGCTCCAGCCGGAGCGCTCGCATCAGCGCGCCGGCGGTGTCCGCGCCGGCGAGCAGCCACCGTGAGGCTATGGTGAGCGCGCCGCCCACGCTCAGGGAAGCGCCCCAGGCGCGCAGGATGACCGGGGACATCTGGGCGGTCAGGGATCCGGGCCGGGTGGTGCCGAGGAGCACGGACAGGCCGGAGAAAAGGGCGGCGAGCGCGAGGAAGAGCTCGAAGGGCTCCGAGGCGAACCGCCAGCGTCGCGGCAGCGCTGCCAGGTGTCTCACGGTGAGCTCTGGCGCGGGACGTCCGCCGGCGGCGTGCCTGCGGGGTGCTGCTTGGCGTAGGCCGTCCACAGCACCTCCAGGGCGGCGACGACGGCGCCGATGGCGGGGAACCTGATGATCCAGGGGTGGAGGAGCTCGGCGATGGCCGGCCCGGCAACGCTGATGGCTGCGATGATGCGGGCCGCGCGGTTCAGGTCGGTGCGGTCGGTCGAGCTAAGGGCAGCCACGGGTATCAGCTCGCGGCCGGGGTGGCGCTGAGATCCGCGCCCATCTGCATCACGACGGCGTGGGCGACCGGCCCGGCGGCGGCCTGGGCGACCGCGGTGGCGTCGACGTCGGGGATGTGCGGGGCGATCGCGGCGGCCAGGGGCGTGACGATGGCGGCAGCCAGGGCGTCGACGTCGGCGGGCGCGAGGATGGGCGCCGACGTCGGCTGCTGCTTGAGAATCTGCAGGACCTCGTCGATCTTGCTGTTTGCCTGGCCGGCCGCGGCCGCGGCATTCGTCAGGGTCTGGTGGACGTCCGGGGCGTCGCCGTGGGAGTAGCCCCAGACGTTGTGGATGTCGGTGCTGTCGAGAACGGACACGGTGCCTCCTGAGTGTGGGGTGAGGGCGGCCGCGAGCTCGGCGATTGAGCCACGGTAGGCGTTCATGTCGACGGCGTGACCTTGGACGGCCGCGTCGTTGGTGAACTGGTAGATCAGCGGCGTCATGCCGCCGTAGGCCTCCCAGCCGGCGGCATCGTCGCCGGGGTAGCCGGCGCCGCCGGGATATTGGCTGGAGACCAGGGCGATGCCGCGGATTGCCAGGCCGCCGAGCGGCGGCGATCCGATCTGCTCGTGGTACCAGTGGGGCAGGTAGGCCAGGGCGATGTGGATGCCGAGGCCATCGCAGGCGTCGGCGACGTCGAGCAGCTGTCGCAGTGTTGGCGAGTAGCCGCCGGCAGACTCGAAGTCGAGCATGGCCGGCAGGCTCTTGTCTCCGATCTTGTCGGCGAAGTGCTTGGCCTGGGCAGCAGGATCCTCGCCGGAGACGAAGTGGTAGGGGATAAGGAACTTCGCGCTCTGACGGGCCTGCAGCCGCCATGCCGGGTAGTCGGCATCGGTGTAGTAGGTGCCCTCCGTGCACTTGGCGATGACGACCGGGTACGGCAGTTTGGTGACGTCGATGCCGTCCTGGTAGCTGGACAGGTCGGGACCGAAGATCGTCATGAGGGCTCCTCAGGGGTTGGTCATGCTGCCAGGCACAGCTTCGAGACGTCGACGACGTTGGCGAGGGCCGCGGCGCCGGCGGAGCTCGGGTGAAGGTGATCGCCGCTGTCATAGACGGCTTTGAGCGCGCCGCCAGCGTCGACGGCGTTGTCGAAGTCGAAGAAACCATCCGCGCCGGTGGTCCCGGACCGGACCCACTGGTTGTAGATCGCGATCTGCGCCGCCTCGGCCGACGTGGCGCCGGTCGAGCCCGTGTCTGAAGTCAGGGTGGTGAGGAAGTACTGCAGGCCAGCCGCATGCGTCGTCGCGGCCAGCTGCTGCTTCGCTGCGATCAGGGTCGCCGCTGATGCGCCGCCGCGGAGGTCATTGATCCCGCCGGCGTCGACGACGCCGCACACGCCGGGCACGCCGAGGACGTCCGTCGCCCACCGGTGCACCTCGGACAGCGCGAAGCTTTGATCAAAGGTGACGGCAGACCCCGAGACACCGGCGTTGACGATGGCCAGTCCGGCGGCCGCGGCGCGGGCGGCCGCGTAGTTCGGCCACCGGGTGTCGGTGTCGCTGTCGGTGTGCAGGCCGTCGGTGATCGAGTCGCCGATCGCGACGACGGTCGCCGGCGGTCCCCGGGGGACATCGAGGCCGTCCAGGAGCGCGGTGAAGCCGAAGACGTTCAGCGTCGGGAAGTACTGCGCGCCGGTGGCGTCGCCGGCGGCGTTGAAGTTCGTCTCATCGCTGACGTCGTGCCGCGCGGTGATCATGTTCGCGCCGGCGGGGACGTAGAAGGACACCAGCAGGCGCGTGGCCGGGGCCGTCGCGAGCGGGATCGGGTCGGAGGTGGCCGACGCACCGGGAGCGAGGGTGAGCGCGGTCGAGCCGCCGAAGGTGACCGGCAGCGGGGCCGCCTCGACCGTGGTCCCCCCGTTCATCTGGGTGCCGATGGTGACGTGCCCGACGATCGCCGGGGTCGACGCGTATCGGTTGCTCAGGCGAAGCCTCAGCGAGGTCCCGCCGAGCGAGGTCCGGACGACTTGGCGGAGCGTCTGGTCGGACCAGCCGCCGACGGCCGGGGCGTAGGAGAGCGCTGCGGACCAGGTCGCGGTCCAGCCGTCCGCGGCGGCCGCCGGGGCCGCGCCACGGACGGTGGGGGCGGTCGCGCCGGCTACGCCGAGGACCAGGAGCAGCGCGGCGAGCGCTCGGGCCACGCGGTTGATCATCAGGTCTCTCCGTAAAGGTAGGCGGCGGTCCCGGCGACGAAGTTCCCGAACTGCGGGGCCAGCGTGATCGAGGAGATCGGGACCGACTGCAGCCAGTCGCCGCCGTATGTGCCGCTGAAGCCGCTGGTGGCGCTCTCCATCGAGGTCGAGTGCGCCGAGACGGCCTTGAAGGTGGTCCCGCTGGCGTTGGCGATCGTGAGCTCGCCGCCCCCGACGTAGCCGCTGGTCGCGGTGGCCGCGGGCATCGTGCCGACCTCGATCTGGCCGACCGCGCTCGGGCTGGCGCCGGGGCTGCTGGTGCTCCCGGATGCCTGGTTGATCTGCCAGTCGTAGTGCGTCGTGTTCGTGTCGGCGTTGAGCTGCAGGTACATGTAGGTGGCCGAGCCGCCGCTGTAGTCGCTGCGCGCCGACCACGCCACGCGCAGCGTGCTGAAAGCGGGCCCGGTCGGGACCGCCAGCGTGATCGACGGTGCCGACGCCGTCAGTAGCTTCTGGCCGATCCGCTGCGGCGGGTACATCCATGCCGAGCCGGACCAGTAGGCGCGCAGGCCGGTGTCGGTCTCCAGGATCTGCAGCCCGGTGGTCGGGTTCGCCGGGTGCGTGGTCGAGGTGCATAGGCCGTACTGCGCGCCGGCCGCGCGCGCGGCCTCGAGCGCCTTGACGCGGCGGTCCAGGAGCTCGATGACATCGAGCGGAGTACGCGTGTGGTTGGCGGTCATCGGCGCCTCAGTTCAGGATCAGGTCGCAGGTCTCGTACCGGCCGCGCTCCTCGGGCGCGACGGTCATGCCGACCAGCCGGTAGGTCGCGGTGACGCCGGCCGGGAAGAGCTCGTCGACGATGCTGATCCGCACCGAGTCGCCGAGGCACTGAGGCGTGATGTCCGTTGCGTCCAGGCGGACACGCACCGCGGGCACTCCGAACGGCGGCGCGACCAAAGCCAGGTCGGCAGTCGCGTGCGCCTCCAGGGTGGCGATGTCGGTGATGGAGCTGTACGACGTGGTGAGGTCCGTCCTGGGGTAGCCGGCGGCGTAGGCGCCGGCGTTGGTGTGGACGGAGCTGTTGGCGCCGCTGCCGGTGGCCATCAGGGAGGTAGCGGCCCGGGTGCCGTCCTCGGGGAAGCTGTAGCTGAGGATCGCGCCTGGTCTGCTGATGCGGTGGGTGACGCCGCTGGACAGGATCGGGTAGCCCAGGCGCAGGCGCCGCATGCGCGCGCCGGTGGTGGGGTCGGTGAGGACCTGGGTGACGAATTCGAAGCCCTGGTCGAGCGCGGCCAAGTCGCTCAGCATCTTGAGGTATGACGGCCGGCTCGCAGCGGCGTAGAGGACACGGTCGCGGATGATGCCCGACTGGATGGTGTCGCAGGTCAGGCCCACATTGGCGTGCGGGTCGGACTGCATGTGGTTGATGAACGACCTGGCGATGTCCATCTGGTCGGTGCCGGGCAACGCGGGCAGGTCCGTGGCGAGCAGGACCCGGTCGAGATAGGACTCGAACGTGGCGGCATCCATGGATCCGCAGCGACCACCGTTTTCGTCGCTGGCCAGGGTCTTGGTCCAGACCGGGCCGCCCCACCACGGCACGCCGTTGCGGTAGACGTAGGCGGTGGTCGCTGCGGATCCATGGATGGCGGCGACCCGGGCACCGAATGTGCTGTCGCCGCGGGCGATCGGGATGTTGCCTGACATCGCGCCGGCGGCGCCGATGCGTGCCTCGAAGCTGGTTCCTTCGAAGGGGAAGTCGCCGATCAGCTGGTCGGAGAGCGTGCCGGCGAACCGGACGCGGTATTGGGCATCCATCAGAGCGTGTAGGACAGACCGTCAAGGTAAATCACGGTGCTGATAGGCAGTGTGTTGCCACCCCTGTTGGCGGCGATGGCCGTGCCGTTTTGGATGAACAGCATGAAATCCGGCGATCCGTTGATCGCCGGCCGCATCCCTCTGGACGAGGCCGGGATAGGCAGGCCGCCGATCACGCCGTTGTTGTCGGCGACGCTGGCGTTGGTCACGATGGAGCCACGCAGCTCGACCTTGTTGCCCGGCGCGGTGCGGTACTGAGGTGTGATGGAGGCATTGAACAGGCTGCCGACCGTGGTCGCGGTCCACGTGCCGTAGGCGGCGTTCGGGTCGTAGGCCGAGGTGTAGGTGACGCCGTCGGTCGACCACTCCAGCGGCGAGGCGCCGCTGCTGGCGCTGACGTCCAGGCGGTGACGGTACTGCACGCCGGACGCCGCGGGGGGCTTGTCGCTGGCCGAGCGCACCGGGACGATCCCGCCGACCGCCGCGGTGTAGGGGAACACCGCGGTGGCATTGGCGAACACGACGGACGTGGCGTTCGCCGCGACGGGCACCGTGAAGAGCGCGACGGCGTTGGCGGGCGTGGCGGGGGCGGAGCCGGATCCGGGGGTGCCGGCGAGGTATTGCACCTGGCCTTTGGCGAGGCCTGAGCCGTCGTACGCCTGGTCGAGGATCTGCGCGTAAATCAGGTCGATGCGGGCCTGGGTGGACGCCGCATTGATGGTGATCGGTGTGGCGCCGTCGACCGCGATCCGGTAGACGCCCTGCAAGGCGTTCGAGGTGCCGTCGATGGCCGCGGTGAAGGCGCCGACGTTGCAGGTGAAGTTGCCGGTGCCGGTCAGTGTGGGGGTCGACGTGACGCCACTGCGGGCGTTCAGCGCCGAGACGGGCACCAGCAGCCCGCTGTCGACGAGGCGATAGTCCTCGGCGGAGTCGCTGGTGGTGGCGATGGCGAAGGTCCGCACTGTGGTCATGGTGTGCTGCTCCTACAGGTAGGCACTGCGCCAGTTCACGGTCATGGAGGCGGCCGGGTCGGTGACGGCGCCGCGCAGCGCCAGGCCGGTCGTGCCGGGTGGCATAAGGAAGCTGGTCACCGGCGCGGACCGGTCGGTGAGCAGGTTGGCGGTCGAGCCGTTCATGGTGACCGTGCCGGCGAGGGTGTCGACGATCGCGACGTCGCCAGCGGCCATGGTCGTGTTGAGCTCCAGGACGTCACCGGTGTCGAGCCTGTAAACCGCTGGGGTGGTGAGCGGGCCCCGGATGCTGATCGTCAGCGGGGTATTGAAGTCGCCGCTGTTGACGACGTTCACGGTGCCGCCGGCGGTCCCGGCGGGCCAGGTGATCGGCCAGGTGACGGGCCAGGTGATGCCGCTGGTGGCGGCCGGCGGCCCGGTGACCGCGGAGGACTGCGCCGGGGAGTAGCGGCGCGGGTCGGTGGCCTCGAGCTGCACGAGTGCCTTGGGGGTGCGGCCGCCGGCGTAGTTGTCGCCGTTGGGCAGCGAGCGCTGAAGGCACCTGGCGTTGCAGAACGTCATCTGTCCGCCGAGTTGTACGGCGAATGGGGTCTCGCCGGCGAGCAGCGTTGCGGTGGTGGCGGCGCGTAGAGCGGCGATGTTGGCGGCGTGGCCGGCGCCGTCGTTGTGCACGCTCATCTGGATGGTGATGATGCGGGACTGAGGCTGGATGGTGCCGGGCCACGCGCCGGGCGCCCCCGGGCGCGGGACGTCGGCGACGTCCAGGCCCGGCAGGTCGTCCCAGCCGACCAGGCCGGTGTCGGCCTCGATCTCGTACGGGGTGCCGGCGCCGAGCAGCAGCGTGCCGAGCTGCATCTGGTAGTCGCCGGTGATCAGGTCGCCGGGCATCTCAGCCGACCGCCGCGCCGCGGGCCGTCAGCTTGCCGTACAGCAGTTCGGCAAGGCTGTTCGCCGACATTCCCTGCGGGGTGTTGACGGTGCCGATGAGCGGGGCGTCACGGCCAACGGGCCGGGGTGACCTTGCGAGCGCGCGAGACACGGCTTCCTCCATCATGGGGATCGGGGAGACGATCTCGGGCTGGCCAGCCTCGGCGACCCGGACCACGGTCCCGCCCGGGGTCGGCATCACCAGGCCGCCGGTGGCCAGCGGGTGGATGTACGGCACGCCGACCTCGCCGCCACCGACGTCGCCGACGCCCCAGATGTGGACCTTGGGCAGCGGGAACCGGAGGGCGTCCCACCAGCCGATCACGGTGTTGATCGCCGACTTGAATGAGGCTGAGACCCAGTCCCACATGCCGGCGCCGGCCGAGGCCATCTTGCCTGGGATGCCGGAGACGAAGGATGTGACCTTGTTGAACTGGTCGACGACCCAGTCTTTCGCGTCAGTGAACTGCTGCTTGAACCAGCCAGCAGCGGCGCCGACGCCGTGGATGGCATCGATCACGCCGCCGATCGCCTTGTAGCTGGTGTCCATCAGGCCGAGCAAGATCAGGTCTGTCAGCTTCAGGGCCGGGATGAAGACGTCGCGGATGATCACGACCGCCACATCGAAGGCCGGTCGCAGGACCTTGGTAAGGACGTCTGCGACCTGCAGCGCGAACGGGATCAGCTTGCCGACCAGGATGTTCGCGACGTCCTCGAGCGTCGGCAGCACGTTCGCGATCCAGAACCGCACCAGGTCCTGGACAATCGGCGCCAGCTTCTGGATGGCGTCGTGCAGCAGCCCGAAACCGTCCTTGATCACCGGTTGCAGGGCTGGCAGGACCTTCTGCTGGAAGAGATCGGCGAGGTGGCCGATCTCGGGCAGCACCTTCTGTGAGATCGCATCGCCGATCTGGTGGAAGATCGGCAGCAGCTTCTGGACGGCAAAGCTCACCAGGTCGGCGACGCGCGGAATCACCTGCTGCTGGACGAACTGGCTGAACGCCAGGAATGCGGGCAACAGATGGTTCTTGATCAGATCGCCGGCCGCCCTCAGCTCCTGGCCCAGGACCGGGCCGATGCCCTTCGCCAGAGTGACGATGATCGGGTAGGCGTCCCGCGCAATCGTTTTGAGGGTGTCGAGCTTGTCGAGGATCAGGGTCTTGAGAATCGGACCGACCTCGGAGACGCCCGACTTGATCTTGTCCCAGCAGTCCACTGCGATCGGCTTGGCCGCATCCCAGGCTTCGCGCGCTTTCTGGCCGATCCCCTCCATAACCGAGCCGGCCGGGCCGCCGTAGTCGTAGGCGTGTTTGAAGCCGACCCCGATATCGGCGATCAGCCCCAACGCATTGCGGGTCTGTGCGCCGATCCGCTCGGTGATCGACTTCGAGCCCATGTCGTCGTACATGTCGGACCAGCCGCGCCGGATCCCGCGGATCCCATCCCCGGTGTCCGTGAAGAACCCGGCCAGGCCGGTGCCGATCTTCTTCGTGGCGTTGGCGATCGCGTCCGAGCCGAGAAAGTTCGCCAGGCCCTGCGCAGCGCTGCTGGCCTCGTCGAAGACGGGCTTGAACGCGCCGGCCATCGCCTGCGTAGCGGAGTCCTTGATGTTGGACAGGGCGCCGGCCATAGTGTGGGACTGCTTGTCCATCATGCCGCCGAGCGCGGCCGTGCTCTTGGTGCCCTTCTCGATGCTGGCGACCAGTGCGGGCAGCGCCTCGCTCGACTGGACCTTGCCGGTCGAGATCATCTGAATCATCTGGCCGGTCGTGGTCTTGTAGTGGTCGGCCAGGATCTTCAGAGCGGACGGGACGCCGTTCTGCATGATCTGCTGCATATTGCCCATGTCGAGCGTGCCCTTGGCGTTCATCTGGTCGAACGCGAGGGTCACGGAGTCGACTTGGCTCGCCGATCCACCGATCGAGGCGACCGAGTCGCCGAGGGCTGTCAGGTCCGGGATGACGTCCTTCGCCGCGATGCCCATGCCCATCATTTCCTGGGCGTTCTGGACAAGGTTCCCGAATTCAAATGGAGTCGATTTCGCAAACTGCTGCAGCTGCTGCACGAAGGCGCCGGCCTTCTGTGAGCTCCCGAGCATCGTGCTGAAGCCAATGTCGGCTTGCTGCAGCTCGCTGTTGAAGCCGAAGACGGCCTCTTTGCCAGCGCTGAAAGCGGAGCTGATTCCGGTGGTCAGGGCGTTGCCGAGTGCGCCGCCGAGTGCGATGGAGCCGACCCGGCCGAGGAAGGACGACTTCGCAGTGTCGGCGGCGCCCTCGCCGGCAGTGGCGACGCCACGCTGCAGATCCGTCGTCTTGCCGAGCGCGACATCGACATAGGCGGTCCCCCCGGAAAGCGATGAGGACACCTCTCACCTCCGGGGGTCGCTGTTCAGCTGTTAAGCCACACCGCCAGTTCGGCGGGGGTGGCTGCTGGCACGTCGGCCAGCGCGAGATACTTCGAGGCCGGTGCCGGTGCCTCAGCCGGGACTTCGCCGGGCCGAGGCAGCTGCTGCGGATACGGCGGTTCCGGCTTCTTCGGGTCGTGGTGCGCTATGGCATACATCCACTGCAGGACCTGCAGGGAATCGAAGACGCCGGCGAGCAGGTGCTCGGTGGTGGTCCACAGCGCGCCACCGGCGCGGGCACGGGCCAGGATCCCGTCGGGCGGCAGGTGCCGGACGAGGGCCGAGAGGCGACGCCAGCTCAGCGTGCCTTGGTAGAGGTCCGTGAGCGCGATGCCGTACGTGGCTTGGAGGTCCGCTTCGAGGGCGTCGCCGTGGGTGCGGATGAGGTCGACGAGCCCTGCGATTCCCCCAAGTTCGCGCCGATCTCGGTGAGATAGGCGTCGAGCAAAGCAGCAAGGTCTTGCGGGGACAGTCGTCCGAACGGGAAGCTCTCGGCCTGATCGCCAAGCACGATCGCGAGGATCTCGCGGATGCCCTCAGCGCCGGAGCTGGCCTTAAGTTCGTCCATCCGCTCGCCGAGCTCCCACGGGATCTCGCGCGGCAGCTTGTAGATCTTGCCGTCGAGTTTCATGGGCCAGTGCTCGCCGCCGACGGCCTCCAGGCGGCGGGCGCGCTCGGCGTTGATGTCGTACGTCATGGGTGTGTCCTTACTCAGGGGGAAGTGAAGCGGCGGCCCGACTTCCCCGGCGGGCCGCCGCGCTTGAGGGACGCCTTACGGCGCCATCGACGGGTCCTTCATCAGCATCGTCACCAGGTCGGTGACGTTGTCGGTGGCCATCGTCTGATAGGTGACACCCAGGGTGGCCAGGCCGCTGTGGGTGATCGGAATGTCGGCGGTGTCGGAGATCGAGCCGCGGCTGGCGAAGACCCTGTGCGTGATGGTGTTCACGTCGTCGGTCCACTCGAAGCCCATCATCATCTCCACGTCCTTCGGGTTGGGCGTGAAGGACAGCTTGAACTCGCCGGACACGGCACCGTTGGCCACGACCGCCGACAGCCCCTCGTTGGAGTAGACCGCCAACGTCTTCTTGTTCCACTGCTCCATCACGAACATCCAGTGGATGTCCCGGTCGGTGAGGATGTAGCGGACCGGGGAGATCGACTGCCAGGCCTTGATCGGCGTCTTGGTGTCCTTCTTGGAGAAGGTCACGCCCTTCTCGTCGGTGTAGCCGAGGTCTGACCAGGCGGCGTCCCATGCGGTGGTGGTGTCGCTCGGGACCGTGCTCCCCTTGGGTGCGACCAGGACGCGGCCGCGGTTGGGCACGCGCAGATCGCCAGCGTTGATCGATGTCGCGGTGGGCATGGTGGCTTCCTTCGTGGTGTCGGCGGCCGGTCAGCCGGCGGTGGGGTGGATCAGCAGGGAGACCTGCAGGATGTAGCGGCCGGCGCCGGGGTATTGCGGGTCCGGCAGCCACTGAGGGCCGACGTCCTCGCGGTAGGAGGACCAGACGGCGCCGGTGGCGCTGTGATCGGCCCAGCGAGCCACTGCCAGGACGGCGCGGACGGTCGCCGACAGGTCTTTCGCCGCGGCCTTGGTCGGGCCGTGACAGTCGATGTCCAGCCGGGGCCGATCCGCCCACTGGCCGCCCCCGCCGCGGTCCATCGCGCCGCCGATGCGGGTGACGGTGACGACCAGGCCGGTCCCGTCGTAGGTGTCGGGCAGCCGGTCGGCGATGGTGACGCCTGCGAGCTCGGCGCGGCCGGCGAGCCATCCGCACACGAGCGCCTCGTCGTCGACGGGCAGGATCGGCGCCGGATCGGTCACGGCGTCTCGGTGTCGGTCCCGGACGTCGCGGCCAGCGCCGCCGATCCGGACACGACCTGGGCGCTGCTCTCCTCGGCGGCGGGCTCGGCATCGCCGTCGTCGACCGGGTGCGCGGCGCCATGTTCAAACAGGGTGGCGGCGTCGCTGTCGGAGACATCGATGATGTCGCCGGGCCGGTCGTCGCCTCGAAAGGCGTTCAGCTTGACCTGCATTTCTCTCCTTATGCGGCTTCGAGGGCGTGGCCCAGAACGCGGTGCCGCGGCGTGAACTGGGTACCGAACTCGATCGACAGCGAGCCCTCGTCGAGGCTGTAGATCGTCGAGATCGGTCGGCCAGAGCGTGACCGGTGGTGGTCGACCTCGAGCGAGGCCTCGAAGTCGCCGGAGGAGGCCACGGCGGCGGCGCCGCTGCGCGCGGCGTCCAGCACCCGGTCGCCGGCCTTGTAGACCAGCTCGGTGAGCTCCTCGGAGGCGAAGAGCTGCTTCTCGAAGTCGGGGTTCGGGACGAAGTGGCCCATCAGCCGGTCACTCCCTTCAGTGAGGCCTCTACGTGGTGCACGCCGCCCCCGGGCGCTGGCCACCTGTTGGGGTCGCCGTCGACCTGCAGCGTGGTGCCGTTCCACTCGATGCGGTCGGTCGCGAGCAGGTCGATGTCCTGGCCGCGCGAGGTGAACAGGGTGTATTTGCCGATCAAGAGCTCGCGATCGCGGACGTCCTCGGTGGAGGAGACCGGCTGGACGCACACGTTGGGATAGGCGGTGCGGGTCGCGTTGGACCAGTCGCGGGTCTGGCCGCCGTAGCGGCCGGCCACCAGGGGGGCCCGAACGACGGTGACGGTGTCGACGGCCAGGATGCTCATGTCAGGGAGACAGCCAGCATGCCGGTGTCGAACTGGAACGTATCACCGCTGTTCAGCATCCTGTTCGCGGACAACGGCCCCCACCACAGGCGTTGCGGGCTGCCGGAGGTGTCCCAGATCTCGACACCGGTCACGGTCACCGCGGGCATGCCGGTGAAAACCACCTGCGCGCTGTTCGCGGCCGCGCCGGCCGAGGCCGAGCCGAAGGTGACCGCCTGCGCGGCGTAGGAGCCGCCGGCGACCTCGGTACCGGCCGCGGTCGCGGACCCGTTCGCCGTCATCAGCCGCGCGTGCAGCGGCGTGGTCGGCTGTGTAAACGCGGCGACGCCGTTGATGTGGTCGACCAGCTTGTTGTCCATCGCCTGGGTCAGTCCGCCGGACATGGTCGCTCCCTAGGGTCGGTAGGTGGTGCCCGTGTAGGGCCGGAGTGTCAGACGGCTGTGACTGCTGCTCGGCGCGGTGATGCCGGAGCTTGAGGCCAGCGCGGCGCCCGCGTGCACGGTGCGCCGCGCCGCCGCGGTGACCGCGCTCGCCGAGGCGGCCGCCACGCCGTCATGGGCGGTACCGCGGCCGCCGGCGGTCAGGGCCGAGCCGGCGCCGGGCGCGGCCGCGGCGGGAACCGCGCGGGTGCCGGCGGCCGCCACGGCGCTGGCCGAGCTCGCCGCGGCCGCGCCGTCGATGAGGCTGAGGGCCTTGAACGCCAGGACCAGCTCCTGCGCGTCGGGCCACGGCCCGGTCCAGGACGCCGCGGTGGAGACGCTGCCGGCGCCGCCGGCGTCCAGGTCGTCGCCGACGATCGTGTAAACCGCGGTGATGCCGCCAGCGTCCATCCCGTGACCGAGGACCGTGGACAGGCCGCCAGACCAGGTCGGCGCGGTCGGCGCGGCGAGGCCTGCGCCGGCGGAGTGCAGGTGCGCCAGACCGACGACGAGATCGTGGTCGGCGGCGGTGGTGACCGCGACCGCGGTGGTTGACGTCGTCGACGACCCGGAGATCATCGACGTGCCGGAGACGTCGAAAGGTGTCGAGGCGAGGCCGGAGTACTCGATCAGGCCGGCCACGATCCAGTCGGACACCGACGGCGTGAAAGTCACCGCGGCCGGCTCGCCAGGCCCGGCGACTTTCCACCAGGCGTAGGCGCCGTTCCCGTCGATGACGACCGGGCCCGCATTCCAGCCCGAGCCGCCGATCGTCACCAGGGCGTCGCTGTTGGCCCAGGCGACCAGCAGGTTGCCGGCGGTCGGCGCGGCCGCGAGCGTCGCCGCGGCCGAGGCGCCGTTGACGCCGCTGGCGGCGGCCTGGACGCGTGTGATCACGTCGGGGGGTTCTCCAGCAGCAGGATGCTGCCGGTACCGCGGTCCGGGACGCCGGCGGCGATGATCACTGCGGCGGACATCGGGATGCCTGCCTGGATCGGCACTGGGATCAGCCAGCCTTCGCTGTTGTCGAGGTAGAGCACGGCCGAGCCGGCGCCGTCGACGGTGACCGCCGGATCGGCCCAGGCGCGGGTGTCCGGGTCGTAGTGGACGGTCGCGGTGATGGCGCTGCCGTCCGGGCGGCTGATCGACAAGATTTCGGTGCCGGGTGGTGCTGCGGTCATCGGGTGCTCCCTGTCAGGCGAGGAACGAGTCTGAGGCGCGGTCGAGGATGCGCTGCTCGATCGCGGTGAACTCGATACCGGCGACCTTGGCGCCATAGCGCAGCTGCATCCCGCCGATCTGCTCGGAGATCAGGCCCATGGGGTTGGGCATCAGCCGGGCCGAGGCGCCGAGGCAGACGAACTGCAGCTTTTTGCTCAGCCCGCCGGTGCCGCGGTTGTAGGCGGCGCGGATGCACTGCAGCCGGTTCGGCCATGATGGCGCGAGATCCGTCGCGTAGTCCTGGCGCGGCCAGCGGCGGCGCAGTACCCCGGAGGTGTCCCAGTCGAAGTCGACGCCGGCTGTCAGCAGTGTCCAGGTTCCGTCGGCGCCGAGCAGCTCGATCGAGGCGATCGAGTTGACCGGGACCCCGGGCAGCAGCACCTCGGCGGAGCCGTTGCCGTCGACCAGGATCCCGGTGACGTCAGCTTGCGCCAGGGTCTGGCCGGCCCATTCATCCATCGCGTCGGACACGCCCTGCAGGATCAGCTCGGCCGTGGCGGTGTCCACGGACGGGACCTGCATGAAGCTGCACAGGTCGGCCGCGGTGGCGTAGGCCATCGGCTCAGGCCGTCTCGGCCGGGTCGTCGTCCTCGGCGGTCTCGGCCTCGGTCGGCTCGGCCTTCGCGGAGCTCGCGCGGCGGCCGCGGGTCGCCCGCGGCCGCGCCGGCGGCTCCAGGACCTTGGCGACCACCGGGCCATCCTCGGTGGGCTTGTCGAAGGCGCGGACGGTCTGCACTTCCGGCTCCGTGTACGCGCCGGTGCCGGGCGCGTTGTGCCAGGGCGCTTCTACGGTGACCGGTGGATCTGGGGTGGCCGGAGCGGCGGGGTTCTCCTCGATGGCGTCATGCTCGACAGGCGTCTCGGACACGTCGTCTCCTTCGATCGTGGGGATGGTGCGATCCGGCCGCGGCCGGGTAGGTAGCGGCCGCGGCCGGATCGGTCTACAGGCCGGTGACCTCGCCGAAAGCCCCGGGCCGGTAGACGGCTAGGGCCAGGCGCTTCTCGGCGCGGATGGACACGATGCCCTTGGCGAAGTTGTCGTTGTGGCTGTTGCTGGCCTCAACGGTGATGCCGCCCTTGCGGAAGATCTGCGCGGCCTGGCCGAAAGCGCCGACCAGGGCAGTTCCGGCGCTCATAGCCGGTGTGTGGACGACCTTCTTGCCCCACAGCATCGAGTCGGCCTCGGACACGAAAGGCCCGTTCGCGTAGTAGAACCCCTGGCTGTTCTTGGCCAGCAGGATGTTCTGCCAGGAAATCGGGTCGATCACGGAGGCGTCGGGCTCCATGAAGGACGTGATGCGGATCTGAGTGATCTGCCGGTAGATCGCGTCCATGTCGTTGTCGGAGGCCGGGATGGAACCACCGTTGCCGGCCTTGGGGATGGCGGTGGCCAGGCCGGTCCGGTTGAGCAGGCCGAGCAGGTTGGCGCCGGTGCCGTCGCCGGCGAGCAGCTGGGACTGCTCCTTGAGGTTGATGAACAGCTGCAGCCGGGCGTTGATGTAGGACTGGGTCTGCAGCCAGTCCTCGAGCATCTCATCGGACACCGGCAGGATCGTGTCGATCTTGTGCAGGGTCTCGTCGACCTTGTCGAACGCGATCGCCGACTCGGGGTAGGCGCCGCCTTCGGCGGTGGCGGCCGCGGCGTTGGTGACCGCGGTCTCGACCAGGTACCGAATCAGGGTGCTGGTGGTGGCGCCCTGCGGGATCAGGTCGGCGATGACCAGCGGCTGGAACTTGATGTCCACGACGCCCGGGAGCACCACCGGTGTGGCGATAGGTGCGAAACCGGGGCCGGGGCTGGCGACCGTACCTTCGGTCAGGGTCGTCTTCAGCTCGACGTCGCCGGTGGACCAGAAGGAGCTTCCCTTGAACCCGCCGCGCTTGAGCTGGTTCTTGTAGCCGTCGGATTCGACGAACTGCTCGCCGAGGCTCTTCAGCGTCGCCTTCCTTTTGGCCTCGGCGGCCGCGGCCAGGTCGCCGCCGGATGCGGCCATAAACTTCGCGCGCTTCTCCTCGATGTGGGTGAGGTTCGCGACGTCCTTCTGCGCCTTCTCGAGGTCTTCCTCAATCCGGTCGAGCGCGTCCTTCTGCTCGGACGGCGTCATGGTCGTCGATTCGACGACCTCCAGGGCCTGCAGGGAGAGCTTCTTGACGCTCTCCTTGGCCTCCAGCAGTGATGGCATATCAGTGTCCTGTCTTCTCGTAAGCGGCGGCCAGCGCGGCGAGCGCGCGGGCGCGGGTTGCCTTCATGCGATCGGCCAGGGCGGCGACGTCGACGGCGGGAGCGGACTGCGCGGCCTTGGCGGCGTCGTCGGCTCCGGCGGTCTGATCCTCGGTCTCGTCCGGATCGGCTACCCCGAGCGCGGCCAGCAGGTTGTCGATCGTGGCGTCGGCGCTGGTGATCAGCGCGATGGCCTGCTGTACCGGCTCGGGAAGTGTGGTGGCGTCGACCTGCGCGAACAGGTCGATCGCCTCATCGATGGCGGCGTCGACGCCTTGGGCCAGGGTGCCCGGGTCGTCGTCCTGCTCGGTGTCAGCGTCCTTGCGTCCGTCGGCGGCCGCGGCCTTGCCGTCGTTGCAGTAGGCGCCGAGGGCCGTGGCGTAGTCGTGGATGCCCTGGATCGAGGCGTGGTCGGCAGCGGAGTTGCGCCGGCCTTCCTTGGCGGCCGTGGCTGCCTTGCTGGCCAGCACCAGCGCCTCGGGGTTCGCGGGCACCGCGACGAACGCGCCGTTGAGGAGCTCGCGGCGGGTGGTCTTGGCGCCCTTGGCGTCCGAGGTGGTCTTGCGCAGGAACGCGACCGAGGTGGTCTTGATATGGCCTTCACCGACCAGGGCCCGGACTTCCTGCGCGCGCGGGATGCTGGCGTAGGTGCCGCGGACGTGCAGCTGCCCGTTCTCTAGGGTCGGCGTGCCGGATCCGACGGTAGTGGCCACGGACATGCCGTGGTCCATGTCCATGGTGATGTGGTCCGGTAGCGGCTGTTCCCACTCGCCGGGCTGCAGCTCCTCGCCGTCGCGGTCCTTGGCCGCGGTCGACAAGATGATGTGGAAGGAGCCGTTCGGCGAGCCTTCGTCATCGTCGCCCGGGGTGATCGCGGCGATGGCGTCCTTCTGGACAACCGTGGTCCTCATGGCTCTCCTCATCTGCTGAATGCCAGGTCGCAGTTGCACCCGGCGACCTCATCGGCGCCGCCGGCCGGGTCGCCGGGGCCGTCCATCCCGTTGGAGAACCGCTGCCCCAGGGCGACGGTCTCGCCGGCGACGGCGGCATGGTCGGGCCGCGGATTGGTCCCGGTCACCCACGTCTTGGTGGTGGCGCCGTTCTGCGCGGCGGAGGTACGCCGGGCCTTGCCGCCGACGACAGCGACCCGGGTGTTCGCGATCTGCTCGGAGCGCGAGCCGGTGAGCACGTCGTAGACCTGCGCGATGGCGGCCGCCGGGTCGGTGGCGTCTTCCAGGGCGTCAGCGAGCTGGTCCAGCGTGGTGGTGTTGATCCGCTGCGCGGAGACGGTTGCGTTGGTGCGGATCCAGTCGGCCATCGTGCCGACGTCGAAGCTTCCGCCGAGCGACTGCGCGGTCTCGCCGCCCATCAGCTTCGCGGTCGCCGTGGCCAGCCCCTCCAGAAGATCGGCTAGGGCCACATCCCAGGTCTGGGCGTTGAACGGCGCCGCGGCTTTGCGGGAGGCGGCGGCCATGGCATCGGCGCGCTGCGCGGCGAAGGCCTTGCGCAGCTGCGCGGCGTGCGCGGCGACCAGCTGGGCGCGCAGGTCGGCGCCGGCTGTCTTGGCAGCGCCGAGGCGGCCCATCATGGAGCGCTCGGCGCGGACCGCGTCCGGCCGCGGGCCCTCGATCGCCAGCGGCGGCCGCGCCTCGGGCAGCGCGCCCGGCTGCGCCCCGCCGACCGGGGTTCCCAGGGGCTGGGTGGCCTGGTTGGCGTAGAGCTTGTCCGCCTCGGGGCCGGCCGGCGGCAGGTTGAACATGGGCCTGGCCTCGGCCGGCTTCATGACGGCGCCGGTGACCAGTTTTACCGCTGCCTCGGCGCGGGTCTCGAAGTCCCCGCGGAGCACCTCATCCAGGTTGAACCGCGGGACCTGGCTGCCACCGAAGTCCGGGACCAGGTGGTGCTTGATGATCGACTCGAGCTCTTCCAGCCGCGGCGCCATCGTGTCCCGGTACATCGACCGCATCTGCTCGGTGATGTTGGAGAACGTGGCTTTGTCGAGGATGTGCACGACCGGCGGCGGGACGTCGTAGGCGGCGCACACCTCCTCGCGATTGATCTTCCTGCTCTCGATGTACTGCAGCTCCTCGGCGTTCAGCTGCATCGGGGTGACGTCGAGGCCGTCCTCCAGGACCAGGGTCCCGCCCATGTTGTCGGCGCCGCCGTGTGCATCGTCGATGCGGGACTTGAGCCGCTTGATCGCAGGGTCGGTCAGCTTCTTGTCGGTCTTCAGGACCATCGCCGGCCGGGCGCCGTGACGCCAGAAGCTGGCCGAGGCGCGGCGCATGGCGTCCTCGGCGAGCAGCGTCTCCCGCAGGCCTTCGAGGTTGGATACGCCGCGCTCGGTGTCGTCGGGGTTGTAGGACGTGAACGGCACGACGTCGGCGGCCGGGATCGGTGGCAGCAGGCTCACTGACCGCACGCCGGAGGTGTAGATGTACCAGATGCCGCCGGGCGGTCCGAGCTCGCCCTTGTAGTCCCGGTACACGACCACGTTGGTCGGGTGCATCGGATGCAGCTCGCGCACGACGTTGTCCAGGTCGCGCAGCTTCAGCCAGAACGTCTCGCCGTAGACGTCGTATGTGGCGCTGGTCCAAAACCAGAGCTTGAACGGGTCGAAGCGGTCGTTCGGCCTGGCCAGTAGCTGCGCCAGCGGTGAGACGGTGTCGAGGCCGGCCTGCGGATCCGAGGATTCGCGCAGGTCCAGGTTCAGCCGGGCGGTGGAGCGGGCCAGCTTGCGCACGATCGAGCCGACCCATAACTGCTTGCGGTACAGCTGCCCGTAGGCCGCCATGCGGCCGGTGAGCTCGAGGGCAGAACGCGAGTAGTAGTTCGCGTCCGCGAACATCGGCGTGGTGTCGGCCAGGGTGCCGGGCGGGACCAGGACCGGGGCGCCGTTGGACAGGAACATCAGACCTCCGGCCGCTGCAGGTAGGCGACGCGGTCAGTCGGCAGCCACAGCTGCCCGTCAATAACGACGCTGTCGCCGGTCTGGGTCAGCTGCGCGGCGTCGACCAGGACCAGGTGCCCGTCGTCGGCATCTAGCAGGATCCCGTCGAACGTCTCCGCCGCGGTGGTGGTAACAACCACGCGCCGGCGCTCCAGCTCGCGAACGAGTCGACGGCCTTTCACAGGATCACCGGCCCTCTCTCCTCGTACACGGACTCTGATGGCGCCTCGGTGCGCAGGGTGCGCTCGATGGCGTTGATCAGCGCGGCGACGCCGTCGATCTTGTCGGCGCCCTTGTCTTTGGCCGGCTTGACGTTGCCGGCGGCGTCGGTCTGGACGGCGAGGTTGTCGATCATCCAGCGCAGGACGGGGTTGCCGCCGTGGCGCAGCACCGGGCCGCGCTTGCGGCCCAGGAGCAGCAGCCGCTGCAGCTCCTTGGTCGGTGCGGTCAGCGACCCGAAGCCCTGGCGGATCGGGGACATCGGGACGTCCTCGGCGGTCAGGTTGTTCACCAGCTGACTGGCGTTCCAGGCGTCGTAGGCGATGTCCTGAACGTCGAAGGTCTCTACGTCGCGGCGGATCTGCTCTTCGATGTGGTCGTAGTCGGTGACGTTGCCGGGCGTGAGCGTCAGCCAGCCGTCGCGCACCCACACGCTGGCGTTGTTGGAGGTGCGCTTGTCCAGGTCGTCGAGGTTGTCCTCGGGGATCCACAGGCGCCAGATGGCATCGAAGGTGCCGTCCTCGGCCGGAAAGAGCCACGCGAGCGCGGTGACGTCGGAGGTGCTCGCGAGGTCCAGGCCGCCGAAAGCGGTCCTGCCGGCGAGCTCGGCTTCGTCGACGACGCCAGCGTTGGCGTCCCAGGACCCCAGCGTGATGAATTTGGTGGTCTGCTTGGTGCGGATGCCCAGGTGCAGCCGGAGGAAGCTGGCCAGCTGCGCCGGGCTGTTCTTCGCCTTGGTGCTGGCCTGCTGCAGGAACTCCTTGGTCGGGCTGATCCCGTAGCCGGGGTTCGCTTTGCGCCAGGTGGCCTCGGCGTGCGGGTCGTCCTTCGGGTCGGCGGCGAAGATGACGCCGTAGACGCTGAAGTCGACCAGCACTTTGCGGGCCAGCCGCTCGATGAGCAGCCGGTACTCGGCATAGGCGCTGTTCGGCTTGCCGTCGTCGGCGGTCGTGATGATCACGATGAGTGGCTGCTCGCGGGCGCCGGTCCCGGTGACGATGGCTTCGACCAGGTCGCCGGTCTTGTGCACGTGCAGTTCGTCGATGACGCCGCCGTGGATGTTGGCGCCGTGGATCAGGTCGGCAAGGCTGGAGACGACCTCGAAGTAGGAGCCGGACTTCGGGTGAAGGATCCGGTCCCGCATCACTCGGACGTTCTTCTTCAGCCCTGGGCTTTTCTGCGCGACTAGCTTGATTGGGTCGAAGCAGAACCGGGCCTGAGGCTTGGACGCCGCGGCGGCGATGACCTGGGCGCCGTTCTCGCCGTCGGCGCCCATCAGGTAGCAGGCCTGGCCACCGGAGATCGTGGTCTTGCCGTTCTTGCGCGGCAGCTCCACGTACTCGGTGCGGGCGATGCGGGCCCAGTGCCCGGAGTCGTTGAGCCGGACCCATCCGTAGACCGGCGCCAGGATGTACGCGACCTGCCACGGGTCCGGCGTCAGCGGGCGGCCGGCCCACTGCCCTTGCGTGTGGCGCAGCTGCTTGAATGCGGCCAGCACGCGGTCGACGCGCTCAGGGTCGAACCGCGCACCGGCCAATCGGCGCGGCTCGGGGGTCTTGAACCGCGGCGGATACTCCGGCAACGGGATCCCGCGGCTGTACAGGTACCAGCCGACCTCTGGGCTGATCTTGAGGCGGCGCAGCTCCCTGGGGTCGTACCGATCTTGGCGCTCAGCCGAACGGGTTGTCGTCGTCGTCATCGCCGCTGGGGACCAGACCGCCGAGGCGACCCTCAGACGACGGGGTCAGGCCGAACTCGGAGGACCAGGCCCTGAGCTCCTTCGACGCCGCCTCGACGATGAGGATCGCCGGGTTCTTCATTGGGCCCCGCTCGGTCTCCAGGACCAGGCCCTCACGCTTGACGATGGCCTGCGCCGCGCACAACCGTTCCCAGGTCAGACACAGGGCAGTGAGCGAGGCCTGGTCGATGGGCTTGAGCAGCTGCAGCCGCTGCAGCTCGGACACGACCTGGTCCCACATCTCGCGGGCGCGGCCGGCCAAGAACTCCGGCGGTTCCGGCGGCAGCCTGGTGAAGCCGGGTGTCGGCTTGACCTCGCGGCCGCCGGAGTCCTTGCCGTTGCCGCGGCCCTCGAGAAGCTTCAGGCCGGCCGGCTTGGGGGTCCTGCCAGGCATGGCACCCCCAGGGATCGGAAATTTTCATTCTGAGATTGTGTGCAGAGCAC